AAAAAATTGTGTCATATCTACTTCAAGTAAATTTTGAACTGCTTTGAGTCGTTGACTAAAGTCTTTCTTAATTCGGGTATAGAAGTCCATCTCACTAGTTATGTCCCATAGCCAGATGCCACTCTTATGCATTAATTGTCGATTCACCTTACTTAATGTACAACACCAAATTAATACTCCAACTAAGAAACTCTCCCTTATGCCGTATGCAGCTATCCTGTCTAGCAGAGGCAGCGCAAACTCAACATTTTTCCGAAAATAATCCAACCCGAACTGTCTAAGTTCGTGAATCGACATATGCCTGAGGTGACTTGCTGAAACCTTATCTATTATTGGTTCTGCTGTACCATTAAATATTTTTTCTAAATTCGCGTACGTTCTATACCCAGTATAACGTTTTTGACTCCTATTAGTTACGTAAAATAAATAATTTATTATCTCTTGATCATTACAGATTCCATAAGGAAATAACTGTGGCCCGTACTGTATTCTCGAGATCCTTAGCGTTGCCTGCTTACTAAGATATCTCAGATCTAGGTCATTACTAATGTACATAGCCGTTATATTTAACTTCTTGATATATTTTACATGTATCATTACTATATATTCTCCGTATAGATATGGTCTGCAGCCATCAATCCCTTTGCCTATGTACAAATCAAATAAGAGAAATTGTCCGTGGTCGGTGTCCGAAAGATAAGTTGTGTTGCCCGCAACATTAACTGCTAGCGGCACAGCCGTTAGCTCTGACCACTGTCCACCCCTACCTCCGGTAATATGGGTGGCGGCTCCTCCGGTAGTGCTACTAATGAGTCTAACTCCTTGCGTTCTCCTGGCATTGCCACGCCTGCTTGGGTTTGGATGAGCCGAAAACCCGACGTTATGTAGTCATAATCAGCTGTGACCATGCCTTGGTATTGTTTAACTAGCTCTGGTACAGTAATGAGCGTATTTGGTATATTATAAGTAGGTTCACTAGCGGTAGCATATGGTGCATTCCACCGTGCTTCCTCCAACAATTGTGAACTCCTACGAGTCCAAGTTAATATCATGTCACAATCCACAGCCCATTCATGGTCCGCTCCAAAACATCTTTCGCGCTGTGACATATTTAGATACCTATATGACTGTGCTGTCTTCATCTTATATGGTGGCACTGGCGGTAACGCGATGGAAACGTCATTTGCAGCATATATTCTATGTGCCGTGTCGGTCTTAGGGTGTTGATAATGCAGATTGTACCCATTCCACCTAGCTAAAACTCCCATGCCCCACAAGTCGTTGTAATTATAAGCTGTCCTGGCTATTCCGTATTCATCTTTGCCTACAGCAGCGTTTATAGTGAATACTGCCGCATATGGTGTCCCTAACATCAGACTGCCCGATAGCCCTACTATTAGAGGAGTACACCCTGGGGTGACTACCTTTCCATAGCTTAGTCTACCATTAACTAATACATAACCTAAGTCCTCCATATGTGGTAAGTCTAATCGACCAAACCTGACAGTAATACCATAATATGATTCTATGCCGCCCAACACAAAGGTAGAAACTTGATCATATAAACATTTCTTGACTGGTAAACCTGTCACTGCCGAATATAGAGCATCTGCCCGCTCCTTGTCTTGTAGCTCATAGTTATTAGGTGTTTTTAAGTTACGTAGCAGGCCATACATGTTTTTCGTATTATGTATTAGTAAATATTCACCCCAATACCAACATGTAGTAGCAAATAAAGACTCGAACACGGGGAGGAAGAAGTCATTAGTATCTCGTTTATACTGATTCAAAGCATCTAAAGTAGTTGCAATGCCCTCGCCTGACAACATTTGTGGAACTGCAGCCCTCATGAACCCGGGTCTTGGTAACACTAATCGTCTTGTCAAGTGTGACCACCAATGCGCTTCAACTGTTTCGCATCCTGGTTGTGCTAGCCAGTACCTCATTTGTTGCCTAGCTTCATATGCATCTTCATGTACCCTATGGTTACGGATATACTTGAATAACACTGTTTTGAGCTCTGTGACGTTAAAGTCAAACTGAATATTCAGGTCATCAGAGATCTTAATATACCTAATCTTTTGTTCTGATAGACCAAGGTCTATGTCCTGGTCTATTAAGAAAGGTGTATTACGTAGGTTTCCGTTCATCATTTTGTTTAGTATTGCTACTTCTTTCATGGTGAAACCGTCTAAATTCATAACCCCATGGTAACGGTTCAAGTCCGCTAGTTCAACATCATTGTCCGGAACTAACCTATTTACTGGTGTTAGTATGAGCTCATCTGACGTAGTCGTTTTGAACAAGTCCGCTGGTATTTTGAAGAGCCCGTTTACGAAGCCCATGTGGTCACCAAAGTGCTGCCCACTGCTTGAGTGCCCATCATCGTAAGTGTACATCTTCCAAACTTTGATATCTTTAACAAAACTATACTGCTCCTTTTGGGCGTCAGTCATGTCCTGTGGGTTGTCATACAGTGCCGCAGGCACGCCATCCACCCACGTGTCAAGCTCACGTATCCAATGGTAGATATCTCTGTCATATTTAGTTATCCCCACAGCTGTGTCGATTGTTCTTATGTATTCACATAATTTGTCAACTTTTTGCGTTTGGTTTGCCGCTTCCACAATTTCTTTGACCAGCTCCAGTCTAAGCTTAATCTTATGATTATACTGAGTGTTCTTCTCTACCATGTCTAGTTTTGCTATGTATTGATAAAACACAAATAACAGGGACATTGAGTTGTCGTAGAATTTGTTAGTAATTACCGAGTCAAAGTACTTGTTTAGGCGTTGTTCCTTTAAATCTGTTGAGGTACTTATTTCACGCAACATTTTAAGAACAGCCACGTATGATGGAGTTCCATCTGTGTTTAAACAAGCTTTGTTCAAGCCAAACACTGATTGTTGGTTTGGTCCGACTAAGATGCTTTGTTTGATGCCATATATAGTACCTTTGGCCATGCTGACCGCAGTCTGTCGCATCTGTTCTGCTATAGTACTTATCGCCCAGGGCTTTTCACGGTTTTTAAGTCCGTCCTGGTCACACCCTGCCCGTTTTGCGGTCTCAGGTGTTTCAAATATTTTATTGTCCTTCTGGACATCATGCTTAGTTTTGCCGACCTTTTGGATGTCTAGTATGTCTAGACGCAAGTGTGTTTTGGCCCAGATCTGACCATCAATATATTTGACTACTGCAGCAGTCGCGTTGATGAAATTGCTGATGGGTTGCATCGTGTTAGAAAAGATTTTAAAACAGGGATTGTATG